TTTAGTAACTCATTAACATCATTTTGGGTTATCATAAAAAACTCGCCTCTATTTTGAGACTTTGCCAAATCATGAAAAAAATCAGAACTATAATCGTCAACAACCAAATCCTGATTACCGATCATTTTTAAAATATAATTTTCTAAATGTCTATAGTTAGATTCATCAAGTTCCTCAATTACATCACTATATACGTCAGATGTTGTGTCCCAATAAGGTTCCCACATATCTTCACCAAAAACATGTTCGGCAACATTTCTAGCCGTCGTATCACGACCTCTACCATCAAAAAGAGGGGCCAATTCATCTCGATCCCTTAAATATAACCAAAATCCATCATCTCTAATTTCTACATCGGTTATAATATTATTCGTTATATATTTAAATGCGTTATTTGGAGCAACTGAAATCCAATAAGATAAAAAGTAATTTCTAAGTTCATTATCAAAGTCATCATACTCTTTTCCTTTTAAATAACCATTCTCATTTAAAAACCCAAAAAAATCAGGACCTTCATTATAATCTTCACTATCTAATACCTCAACACTAATTTCTTCAGATAAACCTTTTACTGCAACGTACTTTAAAAAAGTACGGACTCTTTTAAAGTATGGTTTTACGCTCTTTTCCCAATACCCATTATTGAATAGTTCAATTAGTTCTTTTAAGTTTGAATTGTCCATAATTATAAATACAAAAAAGGTGGAAAAAACTCCACCTTAATTTCTTTGGCCAAAGGAAATTAATTACTTTTTATTATAATATTTTTCAACTATCTTCTTTACTGACTCTTGAACTGATTGATTTTTAACCTGTTCATTTTGAGGTCTTGCTGCCTGTTGAGGAGCTGAAGCTTGTTGATTTCCTTTATTTTTACAACCACATCCCATAACAAATTGTTTTTTAATGTTTATTTAAACATAAATATCAGTCTATTGTCTTATTTGTAAATGTTTAATATTTATTGTTATATGAAAAAGAAAATAAGACTTACTGAAAATAAACTTGTTAGTATTATTCTTAAATTAATTAAAGAAGATGAAATTGAAAAAGTTTATATTTCACCTGAACAATATATGCAATATTTAAGACAAGTTGGTTTTATGGCTCATGCAATACCTTATTTACCAAAATTTAGGGGTAAAAAACTTGTTGTTAAAGGTGACCTTAATCTTAGTAATGTTGATGGTAAACAAAAGATTTATAAAATTGGGGACATTGAGGTTGAAGGAGGTTTGAATGTTTCATACACAAATGTTAAATCATTGGATGATGTTAAGGTTACGGGACATAAAACTTTTTGGCAAACCCCTTACGAAAAGGTTATTGAAAGAAGACAACTACAAGCCAAATATAATGAACAAAATGAAAAAAGAGAAGATGGTGATTGGGATATAGAAAATACTGGTTACGAAAGTCCAAGAGCCAATGCGGTTTTTCAATATGCGGTAAATGATGGGCATTTACAATCTCTTGATGATGACGAAAAAATAGAACTTAAGGAACTTAAAATAAGAATAAAAAATAAAGAAGAAGAGCAAGAAAATTTAAGTACAGATACTGATGAATATGACTACAGTGACAAATTTGATGAGATACAAGAAGAAATAGATAGTATACAAGAAGACATTGATAGATTAATTGAAGATAAAAATGATGTATATGATCTATATCCGACAGGTTCCCATTATAATTTGGCCGAGTTTGAGTCATTGTCAACAAAAATGAGATTTGCGGTTGGTGAATATAGGGAAGCCGATGATTCATTGGAGGATTATTATGAACAACAAATTGATGACCTTGATAATTATTTTTCTAAAGAAACTCTATCAAGTTATGTTGATGAAGATAAAATAAAAGAATATTATAGGGATTCTGTAGAAGAATGGATAAGAGATGAACCTGATAGTTACGGGGTTGAAAAAGAATTAAGTAATTCTCAAGAAGAAGAAATTTGGTTACTAGAAATGGAAAAATGGGTTTACGAAAATGAAGGAGTAAGAGCCCCAATCAGGTACCCATCAAAAGAAAAAGATGGAACATTTGATTTTTATGATTCTGAGGATAATGAATTACAATATAGAAGAGAAGGAAATAATTCAATATTATATAAGGAGGGTCAAGTTGTTCCACCAAGACAATTATATGACGATGAGGACACCGAAGAACATGAAACCGATCGTGAAAATAGGATTAGTGAAATAGACTCAGAGATAGATGATATAAAAGAAAGTCCTGATGGGGATCCTGACGAAAGTAGTATTGAAGAGGCGGTTGATAATTACTTAGAAAATGAGATAGGTTATGATCCAGCCGGATGGTTAGATAATATGGGTGGGGATATTGCCGATTTTATTGATACAAGAGAGTTATTAGATGATTTAGTTAGAAATGGGGATTATGGTGATTTAAATGGTTATGATGGTAGTTATGATACAGTTAACATTAATGGTACTGATTATGTTGTAATGAGAATAGACTAATATTTACTGATTAACAAATTATGATTATTATTATGTCAAATGAGAAGAAAAAAGAAAATAGAATTTTTGATGGACACCGATTGGATGTTCGAAAAACCAATTGACAGAGAACACAAAGAATATAAATTATTGTCGTACTTTCAAAAAATGGGAGATAAACTTGATAAAATGGAACTTTATCCTGGATTCATAGAACTTTCATTACATCTCGCAAATTTGCAGACACTTATTAAAGATAAAAAAATTATCTACACAAATAAGAAATTAGACTCAGTAGACGATGAGTTATTAGTTAAGGATCTAAAGTTAAAAGAGATACCTGAACTAAATGATGATGAATCAAAAGAATTTATACAAATATTAAGTTATAGTGCCCCTAGAATGTTAGAGTATTTTAACATAGCAAAATCTGTTTGGACAATAGTTTATGAGAATGTGGACATAAAACCAAATAGAAGAGCAAAAGAAACCCTGTCAGACACCGGGTACTTCTACTTCAACAACACATCAGATAATAAAATACATGTTTGGGAATATAACATAAAACCGGCGGCCAAAGGTTCCATGGAAAGTAAAACAAAGGTAAATTTAATTTATTCTGACGTTAAAGATTTGACATTTACAAAAATAATTAATAATTTTTCAATATGGAATTCTGAAAATAATAAGTTACCGGTTTTTGAAATGACAAGTAAAGGGATTTTTCCAATACAGGAAACATTGTTACCTATCTTTAAAAGAAAACTGATTTCATATATTAATCAGAAAAAAATCTCAGAAAATTTTAAAAAAGAAAAAGAAACGATTTAAATGGAACAAGTTAATCACCCCAACCATTACGGTGGTGAAGAAAATCCATACGAAGCAATCAAAGTCATTGATGCTTGGGATTTGGGTTTTAGTTTAGGAAACACCGTAAAATATATCTCAAGAGCAGGTAAGAAAAATAAAGATAAAGAACTTGAAGATCTTAAAAAGGCACTTTGGTATTTACAACATCACATTAAAACATTGGAAAAAAAATGATAGAAACAGGAAAAATAATAACTGGAGATTGTGTTGAAGTGATGAAAACCTTACCTGAAGGTTGTGTTGATTTAATTGTTACCTCACCACCATACGGTGTTGGTATTGCTTATGATACTCATGATGATGACGTGGAGTTTCAAGAATACTTGGTCTTTGCAAGGAATTGGTTAACTGAAGCCTATAATGTGTTAAAAGATGATGGTAGAATTGCGTTAAACATACCGTATGAAATTAACAGACAAAAGAAAGGAGGAAGAATCTTTTTTGTTTCTGAGATGTATCAAATAATGAAAGAGATAGGGTTTGGGTTCTTTGGTATTGTTGACCTTGAAGAACAATCACCTCATCGTAGTAAAACAACTGCGTGGGGATCTTGGATGTCACCGTCAAGTCCTTATATATATAACCCAAAAGAATGTGTTATTTTGGGTTATAAAAAATTACACATCAAAAAGGTTAAAGGAGAACCACAGTGGAAGGGAACACCAACTGAAATTATTCAGGAGGATGGAACCATAAAAAATAAAGTGGTATATGAAGAACAAGATAAGAAAGAATTTATGGAACTTGTTTTTGGTCAGTGGAATTACTTTGCAGATACTAAATCACTCACCAAGGCGACCTTCTCAATGGACATCCCAACAAAGGCGATTAAAATATTGTCCTACAAAAACGATGTAGTATTAGACCCATTTGTTGGGTCAGGAACAAGTTTGGTAGCAGCAGAGATATTGGGGCGTAGATGGTTGGGTATTGAGTTATCACCAAATTATACTGAGATTGCCAAAACAAGAGTTGAATATTTTAAAACATTAGGTCAAATAAAAGAAATCCCATTTTCATAAATGGGATTTTTTATTTTATATGGTATTTATTTAGTATGAAAAGACTAATTAAAGAATCGGGTATTAGAGACATCAAAAATTTATCAAAAAGATACCCTAAAGCAAAAATTTATTTTCATCAAGATTTAGATGGTGTAACAACCGCCATTGCGATGAAAGAATATTTAGAGTCAAATAACATAAATGTTGTGGATGCTGAAATTATTCAATATGGAGATAAAGAGTTTGCAATTAAAAAATTAGACGCTAAAGGTGATATAATGCCTGTTTTAGTTGATTTTGCTCACGGTAAACCAATGTTTGTTATTCATACAGATCACCACGACACTCAAGCCGGAGTTGAGGACGGAACTGCAACTTCTTTTAGAAGTTCAAGATCTAATGTAGAGACAATATCTCAAAGTGTTTCACCTAAAGAAATATTCCCTAATGAAGATATTACATTAATTTCTACCGTAGACTCCGCAAATTTTGCTCAATATAATATTTCTGTTGATGAAGTTATAAATTATCTATTTAAGATAGATAGAAATTCTGACGTTAAAAGAAATAAAATGTTAATGGGATTAGTTGCAAACAAATTACTATTGGCATTTAAAAACAAACCAGGATTCTTAGAGGAACTAGTTTTAGATTGTAAACCTTCTTTACTTAATATACTACTTAAGATAAAATCTATAATGAAAAGAGAAGGTTTTGATAATGAAGAAAAACTAACACAAAACCAACAAAAATATATTCAAAGTATGAATGTTAGTCCTAACGTAAATGTTAGTGGAAACATATTGGTACAATACGGTGGAGGTTATATGACACCACAAGGATCTTACGATAGATACACGCCTTTTAAAAATAATCCTGACGCTGACTTTTTAGTTATTGCTTGGCCAATGGGATTAGTTCAGGCTTCCTGTAACCCATATAAAAAAGAAAGAGCACTTAAAGGTGTTGATTTAGGTGAAATAAAAAATGAGGTTTTGGATGAGATGAATCCAGAATTAGAAAGTATTATAGTCCCATTATCAACATTAAAAGTTGTTTCAGAACAAAAAGCAACATTCAAATCAGTCGGATTTACATTCAAAGACTTTATGGCGATATATGGCAAAAGTCCTTCCTTAAAAGTTTTTGGTAGAAAAGAGACATTGTTCCCGATTATAGAAAATATAATGGATAGACCTTACAGAAATTTAAGTGTAAAACAAGTCGCACTATTGGACAAAGTTGTATTAAATGGTAGAGACATCATAAATGCTAATTCAGGTGGACATAAATGTATTACTAATATTTCAGGTATTAATTCTTTATATAGAAAAAAAGATGGGAATGGACAAAAAAGTTATGTTGATCTAACAAAAGAAATACAACAGAAGTTTTACGAAATTTTACAAACAAAGATTAATAGTGAAAAGTAATCTTATTACCCTCAACGATATTATATTCTTCACAATGTCCTGCCGGTATTTCTAATATCATATCACCATACCCTTCAAATCTTTCACACTCTTCTTCTTTACAAGGAAGACAGTTGTGGTGTATTTCCGTTACTTCGTTATTTTTTATGAATATAATATCTAAAGGGATTATACAGTTTTTCATCCAAAAACTATGATCACCATCTTCCATAATAAATAACATACCATCAAAAGAATTATTGAATTTTTTATTCATCATTCCATTTGAGATATCTTTTTGTGTGATAACAGGTTTAACTGTGTATTTGTTATTATTTATGATTATATCCATATTTATAAATATATTAACATGGCAGAATTTAACAGATATTCAGGTGTGGTGGTAAAAAACAAAGATAAAGTTTTACTTTGTAAAAGGTCACCGAATAAAACTTTACCAAATGAATGGTCCATACCATCTGGTAAGGTTGAAGGAAATGAAACCCCAAAAGAGGCGGCTATAAGGGAGTTTTATGAGGAAACTAATATTAAATTAAAAGGTGATTTAAATATTGTTGACATTCTTAATATGTACAAAAGAGATGGAGAAACTAAAAAAGGTCTTATGTATGTATATCAATATAATACAAATCAAGAAATTAATCCGGATCTAAAAAAGGCTAGAGATGGGTTTGAACATACCAAATGTGGGTATTTTACAAAAACAAATAACCCATTAAATGAAAAAAACAAAGATTTTAAGAAAATAATTATGAATATCTTTAATAAAGATTGATTTTTGTTAAAGTACCATATATTTATTTAACACAAAAAGCATTACCCCTTTCAAAACTAGTAATGGTTTATCAAAATTAAATCCACAAAATTGTAAAATTTCTTTGTGGATTTTTTTTATCTAATATTTTCTTTTATATTTGTCTAAATAAAAAATATGAGAAGCACTAAATTGTATATTGCCGTGAATAGTCATCTTAGCGACGCATTGATTGAAATGGGATTTAATCCTGAGTTGGCTAAAGAAAGAATTCGGTTTGTTAAAATCCTAACAAACAGATACGAAGACCTTAGTCAGGAGATCTCAATTGACAAGTTGAATGAAATTTGGTTAGAAATGAAAAATTAATTATAATAAAATTTGTGGTTTTTAAATAAATAATGTATATTTGTGGTATGAATAAGACGGGTTTTAATATTAGAGTTATGAATGAAAAGTTTGGTGATCTTATCAACGAAACTTTCATGGACCAAATACAATTTAAATTGTTCCTTAAAATGATACACGGGTGTGTTGAATTAGGAGAAGACCTTACATTCTTCAATGGAGATACATTTTTTGTGAACATACCTAATAGAATTCTAAAAGACTCTGTTATTGTTACAAACATAAAGGAAATAACAATGGTAGAACAAGTTAAGAGTAAAATTGAGGCACTTGTGACAAAATAGTTTCTTTGTTAACTTTAAAACAAAGTGGTGGAAGATCGACACAATCCTTGTGCGACCCTAAAAAGGAATCAGAAATGGTTCCTTTTTTTTGTTTATTTAAAAAAAAACATTATCTTTGTCTTATGAAAATAACAAAGAAAGAACAATTATTTATGGATCTCTTGGAAAGAGAGGGTGTTGTATGGCAATTTGATTATGTTTTTTACACCACTAAAGATAAAAAGGGTTATGATAAAGTAATCGCGTACAAGGCTTGGAATATTGCTTTTGATTTGTTAGAAAAAGGGATGATTAAAGTTAATCCTGGAAATAATTTTGGTTGGGTAAAGGCGTAAGATATGGAAAAAGTATTATATATTGTTAGAGGAATTCCGGGATCAGGAAAATCAACATTTGCAAAAACTTTGGGAGGGCAACATTATGAAGCGGATATGTTCTTCATTAGTGAGAATGGGGAATATAATTTTGATTTTACTAAAATCAAAGATGCTCACCAATGGTGCCAAGGAATGATTAAAACAGACATGATATTGGAGTACCCAAAGATTGTGGTTTCCAATACCTCAACACAAGAGTGGGAACTTGAAGTATACTTTGAATTGGCAAAAGAATATGGGTATACTGTTTTTTCAGTGGTAGTTGAAAACAGGCATGGGGGAGTAAACCAACATGGAGTACCTGAAGATAAGTTAGAACAAATGCGTAATCGTTTTAATATAAAATTATGAGTTTTAAAAAAATATTGACAACAGGAAAAGTGTGGATTACAAGTGATACACACTACGGTCACAAAAATATTGTAAGAGGAACTACCAATTGGAGAACACAAGATGGTGAAGTACCGGTAGGTTCTACTCGTGACTTTCAAACTATTGAACAGATGAATGAACGTTTGATTGATGGTATAAATCATTTTGTGGGTCAGGAAGACACTCTAATTATGTTGGGTGATGTTTCATTTGGTGGATTTGATAATATTGGAATCTTTCTTGAAAGGTTGGTTTGTCACAACATTCACTTAATATTAGGGAATCACGATCACCATATTGACAGAAACTATGATTTTGTTCAAAAAAGGTTTTTAAGTGTTCAACATTATTTGGAAGTGAACATTGAAGGTAAAGATTTTGTGTTATGTCACTACCCACTACAAAGTTGGAATGGACTAAACAAAGGTGTAATACACCTTCATGGGCACGTTCACTTACCGGAAAATAGAAAATTTGGTAATGGTAGAAGAATGGACGTTGGTGTTGATGGTAATGGGATGGATCCATATAGTATTTCTGATATCATTAAAATAATGGATAAAAGAACA